ACAATAATGGCCCAACACCACCGCAACACTTTAATTGTCGATCTACTACTGTCCCTGTTGTGGACTTTGATGGTTTACAAAAAAAATATCCTAGCCTTGAAAAGCCACCGAATGTTGTTGGAAGATTTAGACCATCATCAACTGGCCGAGTACCGCAAGGGACAGCATACGGAGACTGGTTGCTAAAACAAGACAAAGACCTACAGATCAAAACTCTAGGCAATACAGCAAAAGTAAATTATTTCAAAAAATTAGCTACTAGAGAAGGATCTGGTCAAAAGGCTTTAAGAAAAATGATCCGCAATGACGGAACAAAGCGTAGTCTTAAAGATTTGCAAAGGCTATACGGCAAGGTCAGTACAATAGTTCCAAAGCCAAAAGCTGTGGCTGAAACTACTACAGCAGTCAAGTCTATGGCCAACACAAAGGTTGTAGAGGGATCATGGGGAGTTACTACAGATTACAAAGAGGCGATTAGAAGGGGTGAATCAATGACTAAGGGCAGATTTGAAAAAGCTAATAAATTATCAAAACAATATAAAAAAGCCTTTGACGAATATGAGGCAGCTTCAGAAAATTATTTTACTTATAGCTGGCAAAAGACCTATGGAACACCTACCAGATTGAAAAAAGCTGGACTGACTAGAAGTGAGGCTATTGATATTTATTACAAGGAAAGAAAAATAAGGCGGTCAAAATGGCTGGAAACAAGACAGGCTTTTAGAAAAATAGAAGTTGAAGGGTCAAAAGAAATGGCAATTCTTAGAAAAGAGCTACTTGATACAAATGTGACAAATGCAGAAATAAAAGAAACACTTGATAAGCTTCCATTTAAAAACAAAACAAAAGCACTACAGGCCAAAGTTCGTGAGCAAGTAGAGGAGTTTACTAAAATGTTCAATGGTGGAGGAGTCACTGTCAATCCAAACTATTCAGTCAGGGACGGTAAGATTTCAAAGGTTAAGCTAGGAACAAGTAGAGCAAACAATAATTATCTTGGTGAAATATTAGTTCCTTTTGAAGATCCAGAGCTAGGTTATATGAGTTTAAGTTCTAAGCAAACAGTATTTCATGAAATAGGACACTCACTTGAAAAGGTCAGAAAAGAAAACCTTGACATGGCGGTAGGATTTAGAACTTCAAAAATTACAAGTAATATTCCAACAAAATCACCTAAACAAGTAAAAAAAGCATGGACTTTATCAGAGAGTGTTTTGCCTGATGAATTTATTTCACCTTATGCTGGCAGACCATATCAAAAATATGATCGAACCTTGAACAAAACTGTAGATACTGCAACTGAGATTGTAAGCATGGGTGTTGAACACTTTGCAGATCCAGAGTTGATGTTTAGACTTTATACAATCGACCCAGATCATTTTCACATGATCCTTTCAATGACTAGGAACACATACTGATGGCTATAAAAATTGAAGTTAAGTTTGGTGAAGAGACAGCTTTTGCCACAATGGTAAGTTCACCTGATACTGTTATCTGGACAGGCAATCAAGAACTAATTGAAGATGCTGAGTTCTCTTTAAACTACAGTTATGGGGCGGCTGGACATAATTATATGAGTGGCAACCAAACAACAGCTTTAGATGTAGCAACAGCTTTGACTCATAGGTATGGTTCAGAAAATATCAATGTTATTGAAGGTGTTGAGGTTTTAGAGAAAGAAGAGAAAGAACTTAATAATATAGAAAAAACAGGTCAAACATAATGCCACTAAAAAAAGGAAAGTCACAGAAGTCTATCTCTGCCAATATCAGGCTTTTGATGAGAGAAGGCCGTACATTAAAGCAAGCTCAGGCTATAGCACTATCTACCGCTGGCAAAAAAAAGACAGCTAAAAAACGCAAAAGGAAGTAATATAAAAACAGATACTTTTAAACATCATGGCTCCAATGGGGAAAGGGACTTATGGTTCTAAGGTCGGCAGACCACCAAAAAAGAAAAAAAAAGTTAAGAAAGGCGGTAAAAAATAATGGGTTATCAATTTACTAAGCAAGGTGAACAAGAAACCAAAAAAACAAAAACCACTACAAAAGCTAAAAAAGCTAAAAAGTAATGGCAAAGGTAAACAAACCAACAAACGCAAGCCTTTATGCTCGTGTAAAAGCTGCGGCTAAAGCAAAATTTGCTGTTTACCCTTCAGCTTATGCTAATGCTTGGCTTGTTCGAGAATATAAAAAACGTGGCGGTAAGTATTCAGTTGTAAACAAACCCAAAACAAAGAAAGGTGGCAAGAAAAAGTAGCTCAAAAAAAGCAAGCGGTGGTCTTACACGCTGGTTTAAAGAGGAATGGGTTGATGTAAAAACTGGTAAGCCCTGTGGTCGCAATAAAGGAGAAAAAAGGGACGGGTATCCAGCTTGTAGACCAAAAAAAAGGGTAAGCAGTAAAACACCAAAAACTGTTGGAGAGATGACACCAGCAGAAAAGGCAAAATTTAAAAGAGAAAAGAAAAGTAGTGCAAAAATTAAATATCAGCATAGACGTAAAAAAACCACTAAAGGTAAAAAGAAATGAAAAAGAAAAAACCAGTAAAACTTCGCAAAGAACATAAAAGCAAGACAGGAGGTCTTACAAAAAAAGGGAGGGATAAAATTAATAGAGAAACTGGAAGCAATTTAAAAGCACCAGTTACAAAAACAAAAAATCTTACAAAATCTGAAAAAGCAAGAAAAAAATCTTTTTGTGCAAGAATGTCGGGTGTTAAAGGGCCAACAAGTAAAGGAGGAAAACTTACGAGAAAAGGTTTGGCACTTAAAAAATGGAACTGTAACTAAGACTGGTATTCCTCAGTGACAAAATAAAATGTAATTGATATGCTAATTATTAATTATTGTTAAAATTTATCTATGGCAGATGAAGTAATCAAGCCTGATAACTCAGCTGAAATGGCTGCATTGAAGGCAGAAGTTGAAAGACTAAGAAAATCTAATGCTGAAATATTAGATGATTACAAGAAAGCTAAGGAAGCTGCAAAGGCTGTTCCTCAAGATGTAGATGTAAATGCTTTGATTGCTTTTAAGCAAAAAAAAGAACAGGAAGAGTTAGAGGCAAAAGGTAGATATGAGGAAGCTACAGAAAAACTAGCTACTCAATACAGACAAGCAGAAGAACAGCAAAAACAAAGAATACAGGAGTTGGAAGCTAGACAAAGACAATTAGAAGTCGAAGCTCCAGCAGTAACAGCACTGGCTGATGTTGTACACGACCCTCAATATGTGTTGAGCCGCATAAGCAAGGAACAGCTTGCTAGGGAAACAGATGGCACAGTTGTAGTTGTTGATGGGTATAACAGAACTCCTGTCAAAGAATGGGCAATGTCCAAGATGCCTCAATGGGTGCAAAAGAATCCAAGACCACAGGGCGGTGGAGCTACGACAACAAAGGTACAGACTGAGTTTGTATCTAATGATAAAAACCCATTTGCACCTGATTCGTTTAACCTTACAGAGCAAGCTAGGTTATATAGAACAGATATTAATAAATATAATATGCTCAAAAACGCAGTTACAGGTTAGTATATAGACAACGTGGTTGTGCCATGTCAGAGGTTGTGCCTCGAAGTAAACATATCTATTAATTCACATGGCGACAGTTCGCAGTGATTTAATCATTCCAGAGGTGTTTACACCCTATTTGATTGAGGCTACTACACAGACAGATAGCTTTCTTCAAAGTGGGGTTGTGCAACCTTTGGCTGAATTAAATCTTTCCTCCACTGCTGGGGGTGACTTCGTAAAAATACCGTTTTACAAGGCAAATTTAACAGGAGATTTTGAGGTTCTTTCAGATTCAACATCATTAACTCCATCTAAAATCCAAGCTGATAACCAGATCGCTGCTGTTTTACACAGAGGTCGTGCTTTCAGTTCAAGAGATTTAGCTAGTCTTGCAGTTGGTAGTTCAACTGATCCAATGGCTGCTATTGCTCAAAAGATGGCTGCTTATGTAAACAACCAGAAACAGAAGGATCTATATTCTTGCTTAACTGGTGCTTTTGGTTCTATCAATAACAACTCAAGCAGTTCAGCATTGTTTGATTTAACTATTGATTCTGAGTCAGGTGATACACCTACAGCATTGAGTCCAAAACACGTTGCAAAAGCTCAGTCATTACTAGGCGATCAAGGCGGGAAGCTTACAACCATTGCACTCCATAGTAAATGTTACTATGACTTGGTTGAAAGAAGAGCAGTTGACTTTGTTGCAGCGGCAGACATCAATGGTGGCGGTGCTACAGCGTCAGGTGGTTCTATCCAGAACGCATTTGGTAGCCCAACAGTTCCAACATTCATGGGACTAAGAGTTATCGTTTCTGACGATATCCCTACCACAGGCAGCGGGAGTTCCACAGAGTACTCAGTGTTCATGTTTACA